GAGGGTGACCGTCTTCCCACCGAACGAGTCGGGGTCGAAGTCGTCAATCTCGTCCGGGGTCGGAGGAACCGCCCCGAGTGTGTTGTTGATGTACAGGTACCCTGTAGCGGCAACAACCACTTCGTCGTCATCGAGTGCCATAGTGGCTAACTCCTATGCTTTCGTCGGACACGCTGCCCGAGTTGGATGAGGCCCTGGACTCGCCAGGAGTCCTGGAATGGTGAGTCGAACTGGGTGGCCCCCATAGTCTCGTGGACCATGCTGAGCGACCCGAAGTCCGTTACTTTCTGCTTCCACCAGGCTTTGTACAGCGCCTCCAGGGCGTCCTGGTATAGATCCTCGGTCGAGGGCAAATCTTCCGTGGCGTAGACCGTCATTTCGATGATCGGTCGGTTGTGGATCAGCGGGTTGTCCGGGTTGGGCGTCCCGCCTATGCGACGGACGTTGATCATCGGGAAGTCCCGATAGTCGATGTCCTCCACCCAGGAACCGATCTTCAGTCCAGGGTAGGCTGTCAGGGCGTCTCGGAGTATCGGGAGGACTATACGCTGGATGCGGGGCATCTGGGGCATCGCTAGTCCTCTCCTACCGGGGCGCTTCGGCCCGTCTTCACACGGAAACTCCTCCCCATGCGCGGGCCAGTGACCCTACCGCCCAGTTCAGCCGCGCGGTGCAGGATGTAGAGACCCGTGGGGGCCTTGGTCTTCGTGCCGGCGAACGCGCCGGACGGCTCGTGTCCGTACTCCAGGGCGGCGGGGTTATCTCCCACCAGGGAGACATCCCAGGTACCCACCGGGTACTTGCCTTGTCCTCGTCGGACCTCGATGGAGTAGGGAACGTGGGGTACGATGCGGACCCATCGGTTCGCAGCGGCGAGGTTGCCCCTCGCTCGGCTGGCGACCTCTTCAGCGGCGCGCTTCGTGGCACCATCGGCCATCTCTGCCACCTCGTGGTAGAGCACGGATCGGGACTTGTATCGCCCGATCCACTCGAAGCCCGCCACGGTTAGTACCGCCGAATGGTGTACGTCGAGTGGCGTGTACGACGGCTGCCGTTGTACCGCAGCTCGTCACCGAAGATCTCGTAGACGGCTGGACGGCCCTTGGAGTCCACGCCCCACTCTATCTGGGCCTGAGACCCGAGTGGACCGTGTTCGTCGTGCCACGCCCGCGTGAAGCGGATCGAATAGACCTTCTCGGTCTCGTAGCCCTCGTCGTTGGACTCGGCACGCCGTGAGGACGTGCCGGACTGGTTCTGGATCTGGAAGCGTGCGGTGGTCTCCAGGCGGGCACCGCCCGCCTTCGTGACCGTGTTGCCGTCAGCGTCAGTCGTGACCGACTCCATGATGACCACGCACGGCTCATAGGACTGCCCGCGGTCTAGGAGGCTCATGTCACTGGCTCCCCGTCCGACGTAGGAGTACCTGTGTACTCGACGTTGCCCCAATACTTCGGCGCGCTGTCGTCCAGGTTCATCTCCCCGACCTTCCCTGCGATCCTCCAGTCGTGGATGCAGAAGCAGATCGGCGGGTCCGCGGTGTGGTCGCACTTGGTGGCGTCCACGATGTACTGGCCGGTCCCGACGATGATGGCTGCCATTACGAACCTGCCGCCATCGTGGGCACCATGATGAAGAAACCATCCTGGTCTACGACGCCGAGGATAAGCCACTCGTCGTCGGTGATGTCCAAGACGCCGGTCGCGACTCCCTGAAGCATCTGGTAGCCGTAGTTTCCGTCGTTCTCGGAGTAGAATCCTTCGAGGTTGCGGATGATCCGGAGGACCGCTTCGGCCTCCACCATCTTCACGTCCTCGACATCGACCTCTTCGGCAGCGATCTGGTCTGCAATCGTGCCCATACCCTCGGCCTTGTAGCGTCGGGCGATCATGCGTTCCACGTCCCCGAGTCGCCGGCAGATCACCTTCGTGATCGCGTCGTCAACGGGCTGGCCCCAGCGGTCGGTTACGTCTTCGAGGTCTGCGTATGCCATGCTGGCTCCTTTGTGGTGCCCCCGAGGGCGCCCTTAGCTGGGGCGCCCCCGGAGGGGTAGAACTTAGGCGCTTGCGACCGTGGTGTTCGGCGAAGTGCCACCGGTCAGGGCGTCAGTGCCCTTAGCCAGAGCGAACGGGCCGGTGATGGTGCCAGAGGCAACCGTCACGTCCGCGGCCACGATCCCGTCGTCCACCGCGACGATGGCTGCCTTGATGGCGGCGTCGTTCGCGTTGTAGGCGATGGGCGCGGTCTCCACGCCGTTCACCTTCAGGGTGTAGGTACCGCCAGTAGGCGAACCGTTGATGCTGAAGGCGTAGGTCAGAGGACCGTCCGTGAGCTGGTAGAACGCTTCCACGTCGTTGATCAGCAGACCGAACTCGGCTTCGACCAGGACCGCCACCAAGTTGTGCTGCCACAGCGAGATGAAGTTCTGACCACCGGGCTCGTCTGTACCGAAGTTCAGAGTAGCCTGGTCGGAGACCGAGTAGCTCAGTCCAGCGACCTGACCCCAGACGATCTGACGGAAGTCACCGACGAAGCCGAGGGTGTTCCCCGACGCCACGGTGTCAGCCAGGATCGACGGACGAGAGACGATGCGCCCCTCGCGGTTGACCGGGTTCTCCTGCGAGAACGGCGAGTCAATCCACAGCGGACGCCCGTTGTTGTCGTACGAGCCGTTCAGGATGGGCTCGATGGTGTCGTCCAGCAAGCTGGCCGTCCACTTCTTACCGTCCTGGGTCAGCGTACGCAGGCCGCGGACGGCCAGAGCGTCGTACAGGTTCCCGTTGATCGGGACCACCTTGCTGGTACCGCTGAGGTGCTGAGGCACACCGGACACCGAGGTGAACGGAGAGTCAACGCCGTACAGAACCGCCTGGTCGAACGCCTGCCCGATGGCAGTCGCGACCTTGGTCCGCATCACGTTGAGGTAGTTCGCCGGGTTCTGGCGCACGACTTCGGCAGAAGCCGTGAAGATGGTAGCGATCTTGTGCGGAGTCACAGACTTCGCCCCGAAGTCACCCTTGGTCAGGGGCTTCATCTCGCCTTCACCGACCCACCCAGCGGACACGTCACCGGTCCAGTAGGGGATCTTCACGCCGGTTGCGCCCATCGGAATCTTCCGGGCGAACCGCTGGACAATCGAGGTCTTCTCGGCCTCGGCGAAGTAGTCCTGAGCCTGTTCCGGCTCAAGGTACCCGCTGAACATGGCGTCGGAGGTTACCGCCACCGCATTCGGCAATGCCATAGCATTGCTCCTTTCGTTGTTACCTGCGGCTCGACGCTTCGGTCAGGGCCTTCAGGATTGGATCTTGCGCCGGGTTAGCGAGTCCTCGCTGCCCACGGCCTTGGGAGGGGTCCGTCGCACCGGGCGTCACGCCCGCTTGGTCGGCTGGTGTGATGTTGAGGAGAGCCCTCAGCGATTCAGCCGACGCCTTGATGGACGCGGTATCCACACCTTGGAGTGCCGCTGCGAAGCCAGCCAGCTTGTCCGCAGGGACGCCCGCGGCGATGCTCTGGTTCAGCTTCTCTTGCAGAATCCACCCGTCTCCTACCTCCGCGGTCAGCCGATTGATCTCGGCATCCTTGGCGGCAAGCTGGGCGGCAACCTCTCCGAGGACCGCTGCACGAGTCTGCTCGGCAGCATCACGGGCCTGGATACGGTAGTTGGCGCTCTCGTCCCGCAGGGTCTTCACGTACGACTCCGGGAACATCTTCTCTTCCGTACCCGCCGGGGGTGTGGAAGCTGGGGGTGTGGTTCCCTCTGGTGCTCCAGAGGGCGTACCTGGTACTTCGGTCATACTTTCGACTCCTGGTCGGTCAGAGCCCTCCAGGGGCTCGTGGGGTTAGCTCGCAACTAGGGAAAGCCCAGCGAACTCTTGGGCTGAAATGTCGCCGGCGTTCAGCCGACGACGCAGCGCGTTGATGGTGCGCTGGTTGCGGGAGACCAATTGCCCTTTGTTCTTACCCGCGACGTATCTCTTGTCCGGATCGGCCTTCTCTTCGGCCAGAGCCACCTCGGTGGCCTCGATCCATAACTCTTCGGCCCGCTTCTGGGCCTGTTCGCCTACCCACGCCTTCTGCTTGAAGACGGGGATGACCTTGCAGTCACAGCCGTCGTGCCACTGCTGCATGGCTCCGGAGATGTCCTCCCCCGCGGCCACCATGTTGATGGCGTTGAGGTCGTCCAGGTCAAGGCCCGCATTTTCCGCTGAGCGGTACACAGGACCGCGGGAGACCAGCATGAGGCACCAGGCGCAGGTCTCGCGTCCGGTCGCTACTCGCGCCCATCCGCGGATCTGGGATGTGTCTGTTTGGCCCTGAGCTTGCTCCTGCGGGGTTTTCACCACTTGCAGGGGCGGTCTATCCACCTCTACGTCTTTCAGGTCAGAGGCGGGAGCTGAGGCGTCGGAATCGCTACGCACGACCGACTGGGAGATCTTGTCGATCTCCGGGTCGTTGTCGGTCATGTGGATGATCTGCTGCCGACCCGCGTTCTCGACCTCGCGCGCCGTCCGCATCGCGAACGTGGCGAGGGCCTGACTCGGGGACTTCTCGACCGACATCAGCTTGCGTGCTGGCTCCATGTTGGAGACGAACGTCGCCCAGTCTGTGCCCTCCAGCGGTGAAAGGTTGGGTGGCAGGGACGGGTAGGCTAGGTGGCGTTCGCTGTCGTACAGACTACGGGCCAGCCGTGCGGAGTTGTCCCGGAGTCGCTCGACTGTGGGGTACAACGTCCGCAACAGGCTGAGCCAGTCTGCGGTCGAGAGGGCGGGCTCGGTCACCAGCGAACTGAGCTGGAGCGTCTGCCCGATCATCTCGTAGGTGATCACATCCTGAGCTGCCGCGTACTGGTTAGGGTCCACGGCTAGCTCTTCGTGGTGGTGCTAGTCTGCTTCGCCTTGGCCGCGGTCTCGGCTGCGGTCACGGTCTGGTGAGACCCGATGGCCGAAGCCGCGTCAGCCTTGTTGGTGGGATCACCACCAGGTGGGGCCTGACCGGGGGCGTAGGCGCCGAGTAGGGCCTGCGCTTCCTGGCGGTCGTACTCCTGCATCTGGAGCCGCTCCTCGATGGTGTAGCCCATGTCGATCCGGGCCTGTTCCTTCGGGATCGGTCCCATGCCGTTGGCGTACAGCTTGGACGCGCCGTCTGCCTTCGCGGCGTAGGTCGGGGTACTGGGGTCTCCCCAGATCGACTCCAGCCGGTAGAGCTGCGGGTCGATGGACTTGAATCCACCGCCCATGACGGCGACCGCGATCCGCATCGCTTGCTCCCACGCGCCTCCGAAGAGGACGTTCTTACGCTCCACCAGCTTGACCAAACGGGCTTCGGACGCCTTGATTGCTTCGGCGCTGGCCGGGTTTGCTGAGCTGAATGAGAGGTACTGGGGAGGTAGGCCGGTGTAGGCCGCGGTCTTCTTGTCGATGGCGTCGAGCGCCGTGACGAAGTTCATCAGCTCGGCGGCGCTGAACTGCCCCGCCTTGCCGTTCTCGCTGGTGAAGGCGAGGATGCGAGCGAAGTAGGCGTCGAAGTTCTTCTGGCGGGTCTGGGCGTCAACCCCGACCTCTGCCGGCTTCGCGCCGAAGATGTACCGCTGCGGGACCGCGAGGGTCTCCGCTGCGCCCTGGAGGTCCATCATAATCCGGGCAGCCGCGTCGGTGGCCGAGCGAAGCTCGGGTGTGATCTGGCTGGTGCCGTTCGTGTCGGACAACAGGGTGCGGTTGAGGATCGGGACCACCGGCACAACCCCGAGGTTGTGTGGGTTGTCGAAGTAGTCCACCAGCTCGCCGTCCTGCCGAATCCACCCGTGGGTGAGGTTCGGGAGGTACAGGGTGACCATGACCACCGTCGAGCCGCTCGCGTCGTAGATGACGCGGACGGCCTGCTGGACGCGGCGCGTCCGGGGGTCGGTCACGGCGTAGAGGGTGTCTGCCGCCTCCACCTGGATCAGGGGGACCGTCTGGTCCCAGAACAGGTCGATAGTCGGGTCCGGCTTGCTGACCGTGATGTAGGCCCGTCCGTGGACCAGGGCCTCGGTGTGTCCGAGCGTGGAGAACACGTCGAGGTCGTTGGCCTGCCACCAGTCCCACATCTGTGATGCGGGGTCGTTGGCATCCGGGGTCGTCGGGTCGGTGTTCCCGGTCGGGGCCGCTGCGGGCTCCGCGGGGGCCGCGGTGGTCGGCTTGGCAGCCGCCTTCGTGGCGCTACCGGTGGCCGCTGAAGCTGCCATCTTCACTCGGAAGCCCTGAAGCTCCTGCCTTTCGGCAATCGAGTCCACGTAGATCCGGGGGTAGCCGACGTAGGCCAGCAGCTTCCGCATCTCCGGGGGTACCGTGAGGCCGACCGCTTCCGGTCGGCTCTCGGCGTTGTAGTAGTCCAGGTTGGCCTTGAGGCCGGTCACGGACTGCTCGAACAGGGAGATCATGTCGTCGCGTGTCGCGATGATGTCGCCCGAGATCGAACCGTCCTGCAAGTAGCCATTCGGGGCTTCGTTGGCGAGGTCTACTGCACCGGCCATCGGCCCTCCTATCGGATGATGATCACGTCTTCGTCCCGGTTGGACTTGGACATGAGGTAGTCTTGCCGCGAGCCGAAGGCGAGGACTCCACAGACCGCGAGGTCAATCTTGCGGCTGGATTCCTTCGTGGCCTTGCGGATCGCGATGGCGTCGTACGTGGTCGGGAACATCTTGGCGTTCGTGACGTGCTGCTTGAGGCTCGGGTGGCCGTCGTGGAAGAGAGTGCCCTCCAGCACGGCGTCCTTGAACCGCTCGCAGTCCATAGCGAACCGCTTCTGGTTGCCCCGCATGTCGAACGCGACGGGGTTACCGGGGCTGGCGTTCACCTTCAGGCCGAGACGGAATGCCTCGCCCCACTGGTCAACGTAAGCCTCGAACTCCTTCACGTCGGCACGGAAGCCGACGACATCGTAACGCTGCTGGGCCGACCGGACCACGGCGTCTACCTTCTGGCGGTCGATCTCACCAGTAGGCTCGTCCGCTGGATTCCAGACCCCGAGTACGAACAGCATCCCATCCGAAACCCGACACGCGACCAGCCCGGTCCAGTCGTTGGACTTGGACCCGTCGAAGCCAAGGGTTATCTTGTCTCCGGGCTTCAAGCGATGCGAGGCGTCCGGGAGAGCACACAGATTCCACTCCTGCGGGCTGATCCATGAGTCCTCCGCTGCGTTGATCTGGTTCAGGAACTTACGCCGAGACTCCGTGATCGGAGTCCGGGTGTCCAGGATGGACTGGATGATCGTCTCGATGGGGAGCCAGAACGAGTCCCCACGCGCGATCAGGACGCCTTGGCGAAGCCTCTCGACGCCCTTCTCATAGCCCTCAGGATCTTCTGCCTTGCTCGGGATCTCCGAAATCGGCGTATCAGCAGGAGCCTCCAGGGCATCATAGAGTATCCCCGTATCCACGGCCTTGCCGCCGATGACATCCTGGTAGTTGTCCCATGCCAGCTCCGCTACCGATTCGGTACCGGGGACGTGGGCGTTACAGATCGAGAGCACGCGCGAGCCGGGTATCTTGGTGACGTTACCCTTGATGACCGCGGCCATCTCGTGCCCGTCGTTCGCCTCCCCTCCGGGTCCGCGACCCCACCACTGGATCTCGTTCTGGATCACGAAGGTCGGGCGGTTGCCCTCCATGCTCGCGGGGGAGCTGGTCACGGCTTCGATGACCCCGCCGTCGCCGGCGTAGATGACGAACTTGTTCACGTCGAGGTTGTAGTCCCGCTTGAGCTGCTGCGAGATCATAATCGGGAACAACCGGAAGGTGTTCTTCGTTTGGTCCTGGGAGACCGCGGCGATCTGAATCCACGCCGCGTGCCGCTTCTTACCGACCGGGTTACCGGCAGCGTCGAAGTGGCTGAAGGCCACGGGGCCGCTCAGCTCAGCCAGCGCGAGCGCGGCGGCGAACGGGTCTTTGCCCCAGCCCTTCAGTCGTCGGAGAACGCCTTCTCGGTAGGCGTACCGACCGTTCTCGTCCACGGCGTACCACCAGAGCAGGAACCGAGTCTGCTCGTCGGTCGGGATGAATCCCTCCCCAGCGAAGTCGCCGCCGGGGGTCCGAACGTACTGGTAGAGCCAGTCAATGATGCCCCATCCCAGCGTGCGCTGGGGGAGGAACCAGTGTCCGTCCAGGGTGCGAGCCCACGTCGGGCCGATTACGTGCGGAGGTGAGACTCGCAATTCCTGGGACACCTGGTCTCCTTAGGGTAGTATTCCCCGGAGCCAGTTGAGCCCGCCGTCGATGTTGAACGGGCTGTAGTGTGGGTTGGCGTCCCCGGTCGCTAGGAACCGGATGCCGCCGATGATTGCTTGGAAGATCGCGATGACCTGCTCCAGCGGAACCTTGAAGAGGTCCGCGATGGTGCTCAGTATCGAGAACTGGTTTCCGAAAAAGTCGCTCCGGGCGACGGCTTCGTAGACCGCTGCCTTCACCTGTCCCGAGCGACCTGGCTCGTTGTCGGTGAAGATGTCTCCGCGGCGCCAAACGTCGCGTTGGACGTAGGGAGCGGCGGGTGGATTGTTGGGTAGCCCGAACCTGCGTAGAGGGTCCAGTCCAGAAGTGGATCGGTCACCCGCCTGGGCAACCGACCAATCAGCAATAGACCCAGTTGTACGAGTAGGGTTGCCATAGCTCAGCCTCCCGAGGATGTCGGGGGTACGCCAGTCCAACTCCTGTCCCGGCATGAGGTACTGGGTGGTGAAGTCGTAGACGACGATGCCGCCCTGCGAGTAGTCCGCGAGGACCGACTTGGTACCGCGGGGGAAGGGGCGCCCGTCAGGGAGCACCTCGCGGCTGAAGATCTCGTAGAGGGCGTTCACGCCGCTCTGGTTGTCGAAGGGCAGGGCGCCGTTGTTGTAGCCGATGGGCTGCCAGCGGAGACGGCCTTCCTTCTCCAGGATCTTCATCGTCTCGGCCACGGGGCCGAAGAACATGTCCGCGGTGTGTCCCTCGACGGAAACGCCGAGAGGGACGCGGCTGGTGTCCTTGGCCGGGGCCTTGATGTACCCGAGCGCGAGCTTGGTCGCGTAGTTCAGGATGCCGTTGGCCGTGCCGGTGTACTTGCCACCAGCGATGAGATTCTGCTGGAGGGTCGTCACGATCTGCGCGGTGCGCTCGTCGTAGGTACCGGTGGCGATCAGGGCGCCCGCCGTCTTGGCGTACGCCTTCGCTACCCAGACCTGGAACTTGTAGACCTCGGGATCAACATCCCCGAGGCCCAGCCCGACGTAGTTACCTTGTGCGTCCTTCACGATTCGCTCCTATTCAGGATCAGGCCCATAGAACACCTGGTCGCGGATTGTACGGCCCGCTGAGGGCCATGCGGGGTGTCCAGTGCCTATCTGGAGCGTCAGGTATCGGAGGAGGTCAAGCTCGGTCGTCTTGTCGTCCATGACCCACGTCAGGAACGCCTGAGCGATGGCCTGACGGGGATCTGCGGGGGTCGGGACCGGAGGGTCGGGCACTTCTACCGGGGGAGGGCTTTGCGCCTCTCCACCGGCCAGCCAGAAGGCAAACCGCTCGCGGAAGTAGTCCTCCGGGAAGTTCGGGCCAACGTCGGTGTGGTCACCCCATCCGAAGATCTCGGTGACCCACTCGTGGTCGGTCACGCCCGAGTCGCTGGCGGTCGATCCGGGGTAGTTGCCCCCGAACCCGATTACCTTGGCCGCGATGGTCGGGTACTTCTTGATGTCCTGGACCGCGTACCACGCGGCCACGTCGATGGCGTTGCCAGCGTACTTCATCCACTCGTCGCGAGACCACGAGGAGTTGCTGCCAGCGAAGCAGTAGTTGATGCTGATGTCGTTGGCGTTGCCGACCGACCAGCTTGCGTCGTCACTGTCCACGCCGTCCACGACCGTCACGCCGCCGTCGCTGGCCTGCGAGATGTACAGGTGGTAGGAGACCGGGTTGTTCTGGCAGAAGCCACCGAGCCGCTCCGCGGCGTCGTCCGGGGGCGGGACCGGGTTACCCTCCTGGGTGTGCAGCGCGATGATCCGCGGGAGGTCTCCACCGCGGTCCTGGTAGTTCGGGCTCCACATCGGGAACTCGTTGAAAGCTGGGCGCTTGGCGTCGGCCACGGGGGGCTCCTCCGGGGTTGGAACTGGGGCTGGCGCCGTGTCGGCGGGCCAGTACTTGTCGAGGTAGGGGGTCACGGTGTCGATCCGTGATTGGATCTCGGTGAGGTAGGCCCGACGACCGTTCTGGTACCAGTAGTCGGCTGACGGCCAGTTCGGGGCCTGTTGCAGCCAGCAGATGTTCAACCACATCGAGTCCGACGCGCCGCTCTTGCGGAGCTGGGCGTCAAGCCGGTCGAAGAACCCGAGGATCTGGGCCTTGTAGCCGTTCATCCGGTTCGGGTAGCTACCGTCCTGCTGGGCCACCCCGTACGTGGTGTGCGTCGGGTCCCAAATCGTCTCTGACCAGCCACTTTCCTGGTAGAACGTCGAGAGCACGGCTAGGGTACTGTCGCGGTTGTAGCGCCGCTTCTGGGCCTCCAGTACCGTGAACTGGGCCACCTGGTCCTTCGTTGCCATGCTCTCTCCTTCGGTAGGCTCCCTACCCTGGACTCGAACCAGGAACCGCTCGGGTAACAACCGAG